TAATTCTTCTATTTCTGGGTTTTGTTCTAGTGCTTTTTTAACTACTTCAAAGTGGCCAGCTGTTGGTGGTTTAAATCCACCTCCATAAGCAGCTATTACTTTGCCTTTTCCTTCATTAAGGATGCCGTCTACTAAAAATTTAGTTAATTGATTCATTATGAACGTAAAAATTGTGCTATTCTCATCTGTGCTTCGTCTTTTGACATTGTATACTCAATTACATCATATACAAAATCATCACTTAACATAGCTTGAATTTCTTCTTTATCTTGTGCATTTCGCTCATCTGATTTTTTCTGTTGAGCTGGGGTTTTAGGTTTTGTGTTTTTAGGTGTAAATGGTTTAAGATATTTATCTATAATCTTATCTATATCCTGCATCCTATCGTCTAATGTATTAGCTACAGCAACAAAATTGTTACCAAATAAATCAGCATATTTAGGTAGATTTTCAGTTACACCTTTCCAGGTACGCATTACAATTGCGGGTGCTAAACTTCTGTCCTCACCACCTGACTTTGTGTATCTATCTTGGTTTTGACTTAATGAACGTTCTAAATCAGTATAAACATAAAGCATAAATACATCGTATCCTGCTTCCTCTAATTGTTGTTTTAATTCTGCTGTTTTATTATATGAAGCTGCAGTACCATCTAATATAAATGACTCTTTACCTTCAATAGTAGCTTGTACTTCACCTTTGAATTCTTTATTAGCAGCGGCCATTGCTTTGGCTTGCTCGCTTCTTTCTTCAGGTGTTGCATTTTTAAGATCTAAAGTAACATTAGCTTTTTTAAGCATACCAATAAATGTATTATCGATATTTAGTACCTTTAAACCTCCTAAATCTAAGCCTTTTAAAATGTATCCTTTACCTGCTCCTGGAGCACCTGCTAATATAATAGCTTTAGGTTTGCCTTCTACTTCATTTAATAGTTGTACCAATGATATCATGAATTGAATATTTTGTTATAAATATCACAACTTTCTTTTAGCTTGCGTTCTAAATTCAGTAAAGATTGGTGAGTGTTTAGGATTTTCTAAATCAAATAATCGTTTTACAGTCATAAAAATATCAACATTTTCTTCTTGTGTACGTTTTGATTCATACATTTCCCAATTTTTACCTTGAATTTTACCTGTTGCAGCTTTACGTTTATTAGATTTTAACCAAAGTACACCATAACGATCGGCTTTTTTACCATAACATTCTTCATAACATTTACCATAAATGGCAGTTTGTAAATCATATGTTGTCTGGAGGTGGTTTGATGTTTTAAAATCAATTATCCATAGTTCTGTTTTACCATCAATTTCAATCTCACATACCATATCACAGGTACCTGCTACTTTAATTTCATCTGAAAATAAATGTACTTCTGTTTCAATTAATTTTGGGTTATATTCTTCCCAGAAATCAACAAAACGTAAGAACATTTGCCATACTAATGGATCATATTTTGGGTATCCAGTTGATGATAAGAAATTTAATTCTTTACCATTTAAATAATCCTCAATCATTTCATGAGTTTGTGTACCTTGCTCTGCTGCTTTTTTAACAATGTATTCAGATGAATACCCAACTTTTTTAAGCCAATCCTCAAAAAATTTGCCTTTTGGGTATGACCCTAAAACATAGGTAATTGATGGATAATACTCTCCGTTACGTTGGTAGTAACGTGAATCTGGCATAGTAATTTGTTTCGCATCCTCAGAGATTTCTAGAATCCTGTTGTAGGAATGTTTAATGTTTCTTTTACTCATAGTAATTGTAATTTCCTTTTCATCAAATCGTACTGATTAGTTGGAAATGTTTTTTGAATTAATTTTGTGAAATTAGTGAAACCCATTTCACTTGGATCTTTTCCTTCGAGGTCCATAAAATAGACTTCTTTACCTTGATTTATAAAATATTCAGCAAACTTAAGTGCTTGCTTTTGGGCGTCTGTATCTAATGCAATGTATATTTTTTTAACAGTAGATGTAACGATTTTTTTCATTAAATTTTGTTGTAGATTCTTGCCTAATAGAGGTATAGCATTCCTTTTAATAGCTATGGCGTCAAATGGTCCTTCGCACAGTACTAACGGTATATCCCAATTAATAAACAACTCAAATGGTACTATGTCACGTGATGTCTCTGGATTACGATATTTAACAAATGGTTCTTTTTCAAATGAACGACCTGTAAAATAATTTAAATCACCTTGTTCATCATAAGATGGAATGATAACCATTTTAGCATATCTCCCATACTCACAATATCCTATATTATATTTTTCAATATCGTCTTTAGTAATGCCCCTAGATTTTAAATATGAAAATGCATGTCGTGCTAAAATATCTCTACTACCTAAGATTGGTTTATATTCTTCTGGTAGTTTTAACTGTGTTTGGTTATCTTGTTTTTTTACTTCAACTTCACTACCAATTAATTTCTTTAATTCTTCATATTTTTCAGGTGGTGCTTTTACTTGCTTAAATATAGATGAAATACGACTACCTTTTTTATCACAAGCCCAACAATGGAATGGATTATAACCTTTTTTATGTTGAGTAAAGTTAACTTCTAATTTTGGTTTATGGTGGTTGCAATAAGGACAGTGATAGGCTTTATTACCTCTTGCTGTTCTTTTACCTGCACCTAATACAGAATCTACTAAATTGACTAATAGTTCATTTATCATAGATTATAATGTACGAACAATAATTTAGACATCAAAGTCACGAGTGAAGAACTTTCCGAGAATGTTATCATTAAAAAATTCCTCAGGTTTTTCTAAAACTTCGTATAATATTTGATATTTTAGTTCGTAATAAGTTAATAACTTTTTTGTAGGGGCACAAATTAAAATATCCCGCTCAAAATTTTCTTTAGGTTCAGTTGCATATAATTCTTTCATATGTTTATTTGAACCCCAATATGTTTTCCAGTTAGATTCTTTAACTGCCATTTTATATGAAGGTCTTCTACCTACTACTCCTTCTAATTCTTTAAGTTCTTTTTTACCTAATTTAACTTTAGTAGTATTTTGAAGTATTTTTTTACCTATATAAGCTTTACCTGTTGGTTTATGTATTATTCTATACACAAAACCATGAGTATTATCAGGAAAATCGGAGATTGACTCCATTTCCTTTTGTTTATAAATCCAATTCATAATAGTTTTTTAAGTATCGAAATTTACTATGATTGTTGTATCACAGTATTTTGAGATAGGTACGGGATATGATAATTTACCTACTGCTAATAAATCAGAATTTTCATTATATAAACCTATAGTTGTTACATAAGGATCAAATACTGAACCTGTTGCAAAATCATAATATACATCGTTTAAACTACCTGATAAATCAGTACTTGATGATATAATTGAAGGGTTTAGAGAATAACCAAATTCATTTTCATTAATTATACATTTATATTGATGTTCATAGATAGTAATAGATGATGAGAAAGATACTTTAAAATCTGATAAATCTTTCCCTGATGCACTAATATTACTGCTTAATTTAGATAGTTCACTTTTAGTAAAAACAGCTAAACCATGAGAATAAAATATTTGTCCTACTACTTCACCTGGTTGGGCAAAAAGTGAACCTGAATATTGACCAGTTCCATAAAGGGAAGTACCATATATAGCATTACCTGTATTACTAGAACCAGTTGCTATTAAATTTCCATCTCCATCATCAACAACTCTAGAGGGTTGACCATTAGAAGATGTGTATGTTAAATCAAATGTATAAGGAACAATATTTTCACCAAATAATTTTTGGGGAATAGAAACTACAGAGATAGAACCTGAATCTACACCTTTTCCTATAGGAAAATCTCTTGATTGGGTTAAAGTAGACTGTAAATAATTTTCATATCTAGGAGCTTCAGCAGGACCTATAAATCTTGTATCTGAAGATAAAGCACCAGGGATAATACTTTGAGTAGGAACTATATCTCCTATACTAGAGGTTAAATAGTTACTGTAATATAATTGTTTTACACTATTATATACTCCTGTGGTGTTTTGTATTGATATTAAACCTGTATCTGGGGCTTCTGTTGAAATAATAGAGCCTGTAGGGTTAATACCTTGAAAAATGTCAATACCAACGTTAGATGCAGTTATAGCTCCCCCAACAAAGTCAAATCCTTTGTTAGCTACAAATGGGGCTATAGTAATATCCTTGGTGGTAAATTGTTTGTAGGCTGCCATTCATTTTAAAAATCAAGCTTAACTCTTACGAGTAATTCTTTTGTAAAATCTTTTGGTAGGGGTCTTGATAATTTAGCTACTGCTAATAATTCACTATTATCATTATATAATCC